TCGGTATTTCTTTCGCCGGGCATTTGTCCAGCGGTAGACCATCTACTAAAAACGGTTGTACTGGTTTTCCGTTACATCCTCTGTAAATCTTCTGCGCGTCATTACAACTATTGCAACTAAGCCCTAACCCTGAAACTTCAACAGCTAACTCTAATTTTTTTTTAAGTCTTCGCTTACCTGGTTACCTTTCCATATCACTACAGCCAATTCTTGAACTATAGTCAACGGAATTTGTTTCAATAAATCATCAGGCACGCTTTCTATTTCTTGCCCGAACAATGAAACTTTTTCGGATCTGAATTCCAGTTTACCGAAGTTTTTCCATCCTTTTAACCCGTACTTAACAATAGTAAAATCAGGGTGTTGTTTATTTGTGGATTTATCCCAGGTAACATTTTCTCCTTCAACCTTAACATCAATCAATGAAGCCAACAACTTCGATTGTGTAAACGAGTCCATAGAACCGATAATCCAGATTGTAGGGTTATTTGATGCTCTGTCTTTTTCAATAACATATTCGATCGATAATCCGACCGCGATAGGATCAATCATTTATCCTCCTTAATAAGGTAAACTACTTCTGATATACTTTTTTGCCGCTTTCTCAATATTCTGTTTTACCCATCTATCCATTCTTTCATTTGCGTATTCAAGCATTTTTGTTGAAACACCGAAGAATGGCCTTCTGGGATTAGGATATGCGCCTGTATTATGATAATTACCTATCACATCCCTAGATGGCTTGCCTCTTGGAATAATACCTATACCTATTGCATTCTTATTTATTTTATATAAATGTATGGCATTGAGCATTACTCCAAAACGCCGTAACGGAGTTCTTGGGTAAGGCGCACCTAATTTCCTTTTACGTTTTACTGTTTTTTCTTTTAATGGTTCCAAAGGATTCTTATATTCGAACTCAACACCATTCCTTATATTAAATTGTATATCATTCTTTATCTTTCTGCCTATTTGTTCTAAAGGCACACTGGCATCCATGAAATCAGGTATTGCTAATTGCATATCAATACTCAACATCATTTCACTTTCCATGCCAGCGCGCCTTTCTATATGTTATCCTGAACTACTTGAACTTGATGAACTGCTAGAACTAGAACTTGACGATACCGCCATTGTCATTGTCAACTCATCATTACCGGCATCGCTGTTTTTACATATTTCACAAGTAGCGTTTAATACTCTGATACCACTTCTATCTCCTTCTTTCAAGCCTGTATACCTTACCTGCGGCAAATTGAAACTAATACTATTGCCGTTTGAATCATTAACTACTACAGTTACAGCGGCCAAAGAACGCGATAATAACTTCGTGTAAAAATCGTGTGAAGTTACTGCGACTAATTCAGGGTCAAAACTCATTGTCGGATTCCTGCCTACTATCTTCGCATAATCAATTCCTGAAGGATCGTTAGGTAACGGTGAAATAACAATCTCGTTACCCATGTCAACTTCAAGGTTGTCAATGACTAAGGTTGACCCTAAAATTGTTACCGCGGCACCCATAAACATAAACGGCACTTGCGCAGGATACGTTGGAGTCAACATTGTTTGGTCTGAATGTTCACTGTACTTCCCTTGAAACGCGAAATCGCAGAATATCGGCTCTCCTACTTTCATTGAAAACTTCACATTACCTGCTGCGCCTAACATCGTTTTCCTGAAACCATCTTCGTATTTAGCCATTGATAAACTAACAAAACTTGAAGATAATGGAACATAAATGTTAGATACTCCAACTGACAACGATTCTGATAAACCACAAGCACGCAAGAATGGTGTAATCGGTAAGGTAGTGCCTAATGATGCTGAAGGCGGCCCCATGAGTTCAGCTTTAAAAGTCGCTTCCATTTTTCGGGCCCCAGGTTCTGAACCGAACCTTGACATGTGTTTTGTAACTGGATTCCTTTTGAACTGTTCTGGAGTTATATCCATAATTGGATCGTATGCTAATATTGTAGCGTTTGCTGCTGTTAAAGTTTCCGCTGTACCACTTACGGTTTCGACTTTACCGGCAATTTGCGCTATCCTGCTAATTTTTGCCATTTGGTTCCTCCTTAATTAAAATATACGTCTTTCTGTAACTGTTAATCTAATTTCTACTGAGTGGCAGAGAATGTCACCCAACTTCTTTATTGATATACTGCCTGTCACCGGCATGTTGATAATATCGCATGTACCACTTAATCGCGGATCATTCATAAACGCCTGACAAATAGGCTCAACATAATCGTCTTGAAACACCTTATCGCTTGCTAAAGCGTCATAAACTGAAAAAAACCCGCGGATAATGAAATTATGCGTAGGGACTTCAATACCTCCAGATCCCCCGCGCTCATTACGTGAAAAAGATTCCCGTTCTATTTCCCAAGTATTGACTTTTTCACTTCTGACAAACAGTTCTTTATATGTATGTAAATCGTTGCAGAACCGTTTATAATCATAAACAGTGCCTTCATTAGATTCAACAACGGTTTCAATCTTTGCTTTTATTGCCGCACGAATTAAACTCAATGACATTTAGTATTAAAGACAGAGAAATAGAGGTGTGGTTTTGTTGCGTCTAATCCCCGCCTTTTCCTGTATTAACCTTTGTTTTTGGGGATGGTTTATCGCTGCCTCATAGGGTGAGTAAGGTAATCTTCACCCCAAGGGAAAAGAATATCAAGATCCTTTTGCACTGTGCCTGCTGTTGCCGCCGCATTACCTTTAGATTCCGCACCTATACCCATCAAAGTATTGTAAAGGGACATCTTTTCTTTCGCTAAGTTGACATAGGTATCGGATTTGCGTTGGTAATCAATGACATCAGCATCCAATGTAGAATCTATATTCTGTGCGAATTTTGCCGCAAGGGCCCAAAAACAAAGAGAAGCCGCTAAAGCTACAACCGCTTCGATATCGTTATCTACAATCGTATTTGTGGTATCATTTAAAGTGTGAGGCACTGTGTACGTAAAACGTGCTTTCTTCCCGCTAGCCGGAGTAAAAGTTGTAAACCTTAAATATTTAACCTGTATGTTAGCCATTTTTTTATCCTGAGCTAGAAGAACTGCTGCTACTTGAACTACTACTTGAACTTGATGAAACTAACTTCTGGAAAAACATAAACTCATCATCTTCAATAAACTCTGGGTTCTGGTAATCATCCGCCGGATACTCAATTTTACTTATTATGGTAGAAAATCCCTCAACCCAATCCGTAGGCAAAGAAAAATCATAAGCGCTGGCATCGCCAGTCAACTCATGTATTTTCTCTTGTGGTTTATCCTTAGAATATGCCAATACAGCCTGAGATAAGAGTCTATCTTTATCATCAGGCTGTAATTTCTCGGCAGTATCCTGTAACGCAGTTTCCAACCTAGTTAAGAAATCTTCTTTCGTATAGCTCATTCAATTCTCCAGAGTTACGGTTCTATATATCCACTAGCGCTTGAACTAGAGAATGAACTACTTGATGAACTAAAAGAACTGCTAGAACTCGATGAACTACTGCTCGATGAACTACTGCTCGATGAACTAGAAGAACTAGAAGACATTGAGCTCGAAGAAGAACTTGAACTCGAACTGGAATAATTATTGGTATTAGGCACAACTAATCCTAATAATTGTACTTCTCTTCGAACTTTTATCAAGAAGTTACAATCAGAAAGAATAGCATTATATCCACCGCAAAGGACTGTTTCGCAGTTAATACCATCTCCAGCGTTATTTTTAAATGGGCATCGAAAAGCCATTTTTACTCCTATTTTATAGGAGAGAGAAATTAATCTCTCTCCTATTAATTACTTGTTATCCAGAACTCGAAGAACTTGAACTAGAACTAAAACTGCTAGAGCTAGATGAACTACTCGAACTAGATGAACTAGATGAACTAGAACTCGAAGAACTTGAACTAGAACTAAAACTGCTGGAGCTAGATGAACTACTCGAACTAGATGAACTAGAACTCGAAGAACTTGAACTAGATGAACTAGAACTCGAACCAGCAGCACCTATATTAGTAGAAAGTGCATACCAATAAGTCCCATCACACCAGAATTCAACAGTTTCTTTCTTCCCAATACTTACAGTATCCTTATTAACTCCACCACCACCATACCCGCCAGAAACATAAACTACCCCTTGGTCTACAGAAAAAACTAAAAGAGAACATCCTTTTAATTCTATAGATGCCGCGGGAAGAGTTAATGTAGCGTTATTGCTGAGTTTGATGAATGAGTAACCGTCTTGTAATATATTTGCTGCGGTAAGCGAATAACTAGCAGTTTTTGATAAAGTTGTACCGCGTTTTTCTGCTATAAAATATTTGAACCTTGTCCTTTTCACTATTATCCTCCTTAATATTAAGTATTTTTCAACTTAACAGCTGTACCTTGCGGTTATTGCCATTAAGAGGATGCTACTGCTTCCGATAACGCATACCAATAAGATCCATCGCACCAAAACTTTATAGCGCCATAAGCACCTGCTGTAATTGTGTCATAAGATCCGCCACCACCACCAAAACCAGCGACAACCGCAACTTTACTGGAAGCGTTATTACCAGCTACAATAACAGTATCCCCGGCTAAAGCTGTTTCCGCCGCGGGTAAAGTTAAAGTATACGCACCATTTATTTTAATGAAACTATTACCGTCATCATGGATATTCGCCTTAGTTAAAGTCGTAGATTCAGTAATTGTTTTTGTCGTGCCTCTTTGTTCAGCTACAAAATATTGGAACCTTGTTCGTTTAGACATTTAATTCCTCCTTAATTATTAAGCATTTTTCAGCTTAACAGCTGAGCTAGGGAGTATTTCTACCCCCTAGCCATCGCCATTAAGATTAAGCTACTATTGCACCTGCGAATGCGCGGAAATCAATAACTGCTCCGCCATATTCATGACGAACCTTATAGCGTATGGTATCGTATACGAACACGTTACCAGCTGTCGGTTGGTCTTGAACGAGTATTTCCGGTTCCTCACGGCCATTCAAAAAGCCGATTTCGATACCTTCAACATCACTCTTTTGTGCTGACAAATAATAATTGTTTTCATCGCCTCTTAAATAGGGGCTAACTATCGGGTCAAAAGAATCACGGATTGTGTTAACTCCTTGTTCAGCATTTTCAGGATTCTTTTCAGAATTCTTTAACGCTAAAGCTGTTCCTCTTAATGACCGAGGAACCCAGAGAATCGGATTCTGTAAAGCTAACATTTGAGTTACTTTCCTGACATCAACCGCAGCAAGATGCTGTGCATCAGTAGTACCAAATAATCCTCTTGCGATGGTCAATGTGGAAGTACCATCAGAAGCGTCAACTCTACAAATTTCACCTGCCATCCAGATTAAGTCGCCTGCTTTGAAGTATGCGGCATCACCGGTTGTAATAATTAAAGAAGTAGCAGCAGCCTCAAGTTGGGTAACTACATCGGATTTGAAACCTAATTCACATTGATAATACATACCATCTAACAGCGTACCTAAGTTGTCATATGTTAAAGCAGAAGTGCTGTAATTCTTGTGCACGGTTGCGTAAAGAGCAACTGAATCATAGATTGTTGCAGCGTTGATACCGGAAGCGTTATAACCTAACATTAAATCAAATACAAACTGATTCAATGTATAAGCACTTGCTTTACCTATTTTGCTAGGTATAGCGGTTAACACTTTCAGATCGTCATCAATAATCATCCTTCTTGTTACGGTGATTAATCCACCTTTCGTTAAGACGGCATAGGTTGCCTCTTCGTCTGTCGGAAACCCAAGTTCAGGGTATGTCGGAGTTGCGCTATCAATAGCTGTTCCTGCAACTGTACGAGCTGCCTGGACTGTAGGCAATACACCAAAACCACCCCAGCGAATCCTCTCTTGTAACTTGAAGTCTTTGATAGGCACGCTAGTGGCGATTTTCTGCCATAAAGGTTCAATAGCTTTATATTCAGGTACCATCCGGCGTTGCATAGAAAAACCTAAAGCGTAGGAGAATGAACCTTCTGTAGCTTCGTGCAATCTCGACATGGCTTTCGGGCCAAGATTACCGGTAATCATCGGATCATCAGTAAAAGCGACATATGCCTCTCTTATTGATGTGAACGCATCAATATCTTTATAAACATCTTTATTCTCAGCGGTAGGTTTTATACCCATCGTTAAATCCAAAGATGCCTGTAACCTGGTAATCGGTTCTCTTTCAACGAAAGAACCTTCAGCGCCACCACCTAAATTAATCATTGATCCACTCTCAACCAATTTCGCGAGGGTATCAACTTCAATTTTGATGGATTCTTTTAATTCTGCCTCTTGGAACACTTTGCTTTTAAACGAGTTGCGGATTTTGTTCTTGATAGGTTCAGGAAGGTTGCTTTCAGCAAGCGCTAAGTCCAAAAGGGCTTTACATTCTTGCTGTTTAATCTTTGTATCTA